TATTATGGAACATATATACATCAGAACAATAATGGTAATCCATATTATATATTTTTTGGATTTCAAAGCTCACTTACAACAGCACAGAATTATATTAAGTTTATGGGTGCAAGTGGTAATATAACAAAAGGTCAATTTACAGTTTATGGGATAGTAGAATAATGGCAATACTTAGAGCAAACAATAATACTTTATCTAGCGTAACTGCATTGCCTACGGCAATAAGTACGGGTAGTAATATTATAGAACAAATACACGGAGTATGTGATGGTCGTTCTGTTACAGTTCCTAGTGGTACATATACAATGCCAAATGTTACAGCAGTACAAAGTTTGACAGGTAGCTATGCCGATTTAACAGGTTCATCTTTTACTTACACTCCTCCAAGTGGAACAACAAAAGTTATTTATAATTTATCAGCAATGTTCGCAAGAGATGGTGATTATCCTTTAGGACACTTTAAATTTTTTGTTGATTCTGACGAAGCAACTAAATTTAGAAGAACTATTCATGGGGGATATAGTATTTTCTTAGTAGAATTTAGTTATATAATAACTATTGGAGGAAGTGCTGATACAGCAAATGCAAATTTAGCTTCTTGGACATCTAATAAAACTATGAAAATGACAGCCAGAGAATATGCTGATGGGTCTGGTGGTAGTGGTAATTATGCAAGGATGCACGCAATAATTTATTGGGATGGTACTTCCACAAGTGGTTCTGGTAATGGAAATGCTTATACAGCACCTATGCTAACAATAACATCATTGAAAGATACATAAAATGGCAAGAATATTTGAAGAAGCACTTAATGCAAGAAGAATGGAAAGAAATCTTTTATTACAATCAACAGATTGGGAAGTTATAAAAGCATTAGAATCTGGACAAACAGTTTCTGCTTCGTTAAAAAAATATAGACAAGCATTAAGAGATATAACAGAAGGTGTTAAAACTTTAGATGATTGTGATAATATGAAATTTCCAACTAGAGATTAAGGAAAGGAGGTAAATATGTCTATTTATAAAACTAAAATGGTTAATGGTAAGGAAGTAGAATTAACTGCTGACGAAATCAAAGAACTAGAAGCTAGAGATAAAGAATGGGCTGATGGTGAGTACGACAGACTAATGGCTAGTATTCGTGAAGAAAGAACTAACCTTCTTGCTGAGTGTGATTGGATGGGTATGTCAGATTTAACTATGTCTGCTGATTGGAAAACCTATAGACAGAAGTTGAGAGATATAACTAAAGATGTAGATACAGTTGATAAAGCTAAAGCTGTTACTATGCCAGAGAAACCTAAGTAATGCAGTTAACTAAAAACATAGTGCGATTTAATAATTGGTTCGTATCTATACCTAAAACTATGAAAGGAATTTGGGATAAATCTGAAAACAGGTGGGGTTACAAAAAAAATGTCAAGTAAAAATATTCAAGATGTAGCAACAGAGATGGAAGCTCACGAAAGGGAATGTCAAGTATATAGACAAAATACACAAAGAAGTTTAGATAATTTAGAAAGTCGTATTAAAAGATTGGAGTTGTTAATTATGGCATCAACCATGACAATTCTAGGTTCAGTATTCTTATTGCTATCTAAAGGCTTATAAACCAGTGCTTGATCCTATAAGTTTGGCAACAAGTGCATTTGCTGCCATAAAATCTGGTGTAGAAATTGGTAAACAACTTAATGATTTAAGCCATCACATTGTTAAATTTGTTAAGCAAATGAATGTTGTTGAAGAAGAACATAAGAAGAAAAAAAGCAGTTGGTTTACCTCTTCTAATGAAGAGGCTTTAGATACTTACTTTAAGCTTAAGAAAGTACATGACATGGAGAATCAACTAAGAGAACTCTTTATGTGGTATGGTGCTCCTAATGCTTGGGATGAGTTTATAGCCATTAGAAGTGACATAAGAAAAAAGAAACAAAAAGAAAAAGAAAGAAAAGCAAGAGAACGAGCAGAGTTAATTAAGATAGCATCTTATATCGGTATTGGAGTCTTAGCTATGGCTGCTATCGTTGTGTTTGTTTTAAATTATAAAATGTTAACATCCAAATAGGAGAACTATATGATTTTTGGAGCAGTAGCTGGTTTACTTGGTGATGTAGTCAAAGGATATTTTGAGACTAAAAAACAAAAGGCCAAACAAAAGTTATTACAGGTACAAGCAGAAACAAAAATTATGGAGAAGAAGGTCACTGGTGAAATTGAGTGGGATATAGAAGCCCAAAAAAATTCAGACAGCTCATGGAAAGATGAGTGGCTCACCATAATTTTTACCATACCATTAATTATGCTTTTGCTAGGGCAAGAAGAAAGAGTACATACTTTCTTTCAAGCTTTAGAGACAGCTCCACCTTTTTACCAGTATTTGTTAGGTGTGATTGTAGCTGCCAGCTTTGGGTTTAGAGGAGCTTCTAAGTTTCTTAAGAAGTAGAACAATGTTCTTTAACATTAAGTATTGGTGGTACGGATATCTGTGTCATATAGGAACACAGTTATCTATGCTCGGATGGCATAAACAAAAAGATTTATTAGAAATTAAAAGGAGAAAAGAATGGCTAAAAAGGATCAGGAAATCTTAAGTGAAATGCACTTAGCACTAACAGAAGATCTTCTTAACAGAATTAAATCTGGTGAAGCTAAAGCGAGTGAACTTAATGTTGCTCGACAGTTTCTTAAAGATAACGATATTACAGCAATACCAACAGATGACTCAGCTATTAAACAATTAGTAGAAGAGTTACCTTTTGACGAGGATGGAGATGCCTTACACTAATGTTAGGAATCTTAATTGAAGCAACTGCTTCTATTTCTGCTGTAATATCTGTATGGAGTTATGGCAATCACTCAAAGTATGCACCTTATATAGGACTTATTAGCCAATGCTTTTGGTGGACATTTGCTATCTACTTCAACATGAAATTCATTATGTTATTAAATGCTTTTATGACATTTACTCACATAAGAAACATATTTAAATACAAACAATTAATTAAGGAGAAATAATATGCCAATGGGTAAAGGAACATATAAAAAACCAGGAAGACCCAAAAAGAAAAAGAAGAATAGTAGGTACTAATGATTACTTACCTACTTATTAATTTAGCAATTTATATTATATTTTAAGGAGTTGATATGGCTAGACCAGGATTGTATGCCAACATACATGCAAAGAGAAAAAGAATAAAAGCTGGTAGTAAAGAAAAAATGAGGAAGCCTGGACAAAAAGGTGCACCTACTGCTGCTAATTTTAGACAAGCTGCAAAGACAGCTAAGAAGAAAAAAAAGAAAACTAGGAGAGCTTAATGGCTAAAGGCATGAAACATTACTTAAGATCAGGCAAGGAGCATAAAGGCTCGATGCACAAGATGTCTAATGGAACTGTACATACAGGCAAAACACATACAGCTAATAGTAAAAAACTTTTTCATTTTAAAGATTTATCAAAAACAGCAAAAAAGAAAGCGAGAGCTTAATGGCAAAACTTACAGCAAAACAAAAAACTTTACCAAAACATCTACAAGCTAAAATAAAAAAGGCTAAGATGAAAAAAAGAAAGGCCTAGGATAGCCTGAGATTAGCATTTGCAACCCTAATAATAGTAACAGTCGTTATTTCTGATAGTGGCTCTGTACGAGCTTTATATCGCTAAATAGGAACAATAGATGCCAAGAAAGAAGAAATCAGTCAAATTATCAGTCGGTAGAGGAGAAAAACTCTCTACAAAGAAAGGTGCAGGGTTAACAGCTAAAGGAAGAGCTAAATATAACCGAGCAACTGGTAGCAATCTAAAAGCACCAGCACCAAATCCTAAGACTAAAAAAGACAAAGCCAGAAAGAAAAGTTTCTGTGCTCGTATGAGAGGTGTTGTAAAAAGATCTAAAAACTCAGAAAGAGCTAGAGCTTCACTAAGACGATGGAAGTGTTAGGTAAGCTAAAAGACTTTAAGAACTTTTTGTACGTCTGTTGGAAACATCTTAACTTACCACATCCAACACCAGTCCAATATGACATGGCTAATTACATACAAGATGCAACACTTCGCAGACTTGTAGTTCAAGCTTTTAGAGGAGCTGGTAAATCTTGGATAACATCGGCATTTGTATGCCACCAACTCCTACTTGACCCTCAGAAAAACATATTGGTCGTATCAGCATCTAAGACGAGAGCTGATGACTTCTCTACGTTTACTCTGAGACTAATCCACGAGATTCCTATACTTGCTCATCTCAAACCTAGAGATGGACAAAGAATGTCTAAGATCAGCTTTGATGTTGGTACAGCACAAGCAAGTCATGCACCCTCAGTTAAATCTATGGGTATCACTGGCCAGCTAACTGGATCACGAGCTGATATCATTATTGCAGACGATATCGAGTCTGCCAACAATTCCCAAACACAACTTATGCGAGACAAACTCTCAGAGACAGTCAAAGAGTTTGAATCTATCGTTAAACCAGGTGGTCGTATATTATTTCTCGGTACACCTCAAACTGAAATGTCAGTGTACAATCAGTTAGACGAGAGAGGTTACAAGACTCGTATCTGGTGTGCTCGTTATCCTGATGATAAACAAAAGGTAGCTTATAGCCATAAACTAGCACCTATCATTGGTGAGTCTGATGGAGAAGCAGGTAGTCCTACTGATCCTAAACGATTCGATAAAGACGATCTGTTAGAACGTGAGTTATCTTATGGTAAGTCAGGGTTTGCCTTACAGTTTATGCTTGATGTATCTCTATCAGATGCTAACAAGTACCCTCTCAAGATTAATGACCTTATGGTTCTTTCAGGAGTACACACCTGGGAAGAAGCACCAGTCAGCCTAAAGTGGGCATCAGGTGTAGACCAATTAGATGCCTGTAAGATGCTGCCTAACTTAGGACTAAAAGGTGACTACTGGGTAGCTCCCATGCACATAGCAGATGACTATGCCGAGTGGGAGGGATCAGTAATGGCCATCGATCCTGCTGGTAGAGGTAAAGATGAAACTGGTTATGCTGTAGTAAAAATGCTACATGGTAACCTATACCTAACAGCATCTGGTGGACTACTTAATGGTTATTCTACTGAAAGTTTAAGAAAGCTCTCAGAGGTCGCTAGAGAGCAAAACGTCAACCAGATGATAGTTGAGTCCAACTTTGGTGATGGTATGTTCTCACAGCTCTTAAAACCAGTTCTAGCTAGTATCTATCCTTGTACAATAGATGAAGTTAGACATAGTACACAAAAAGAGAAAAGAATAATAGATACACTAGAACCAGTATTCAATAGTCATAAACTCATAGTAGACGAGAAGATTATTAAGGATGACTTTGAGTCAACACAAGATCTTAAGTATAAGTTGTTCTATCAGATAACACGATTAACAAGAGATAGAGGTGCACTCATCCATGATGATAGACTAGAAGCTCTATCTATGGCAGTTAACTACTGGACTGAAATAATGGATAGAGATGCAGAAGATGCTGTAAGTGAACACAAAGAAAACTTACTAAGAGAAGAACTAGATAGGTTTATGGAACACAATATAGGGGCACAAAAACAAAACCATAACTGGATCAATAGATAAAAATCTATGTGCTACTGGTTATAGATAGGGTCAGGGGAAAGAGATACTATAAGAGTACTATAAGTGTAACTATAAGAGTACTATAAGTCTTTACTATAAGAGTAATTATAGGAGTAGTAATAAGAGTAACACTATAAGTATACTTAGGGTTAACTTAGAGAGTAACTGTAAGTGTACCTATGCACTACTGCATATACCTTTTTATTTTAGTACAAAAATATGAGGGGTATACACGTATAGTATGGCCGTAATTTTCCCCATTATCATTATCGCAATCATCAAATTTTTAGGTGGATAGTGGCAGTTAAAATGACATTACTTATAGCCTAGCAAACAGTTTTGTTATGGTTGCAACGGATTATATATTTATTGCTATAATTATAATGATCATATCAAGGCATTTAGTTTTTTGTGTTGGCTGTTTGTGTTTTATGGGGTCTATTTTTTTTCTACTTATTTATTTTTTATTTGACATAGTGAATTTAATTCTATATTGATTATAATTAAGTAACATTTATATTAATTTTTAAAGGAGTAACTAACAATGAATAAGATATTTAACAATACAAAAGTATTATTCGGCTTAACCTTATTTTGTTTTTTTATGGCATTTACAAGCGCCATAATATTTCTATTAGTTGAACCACCTACTTTAATGCTAGAATGTTTTCTAGGATACTCAATTGCTGGAATTGGATTTTTTGCAATGTATATGTTTAGGGGTTTAGAATGATAAATAAAAAATCAATTGGATACAATCACGATTACTATTTTGTTTGTACTAAAAAGGGATTTATTTTATCTCAGGGAATATACACAAAATTAAGGGAACAAATAGATTTTTTGGATTTTGTTACTAGTAAAGGATATAAAGTAATTTTTAAACAGTCTAAAGGAGTAACTAACAATGACAACTGAAAAACCAAACTTTGAAAAAGCTTATAATATTCTTATGGATTATTTTGACGAATTGCCAGACGATATAAAAGAGGAGGTTGATCAAAGGTTAAATGATGAAGCAAATTGTTAGCAGTCTAACTGAGGAGATTTTTATAATCGAAACTACCTAATTAATTTTAGGTAGTCTTAGACAAAAAAGGAGTAACTAACAATGAAAAATTATAATTTAATAAATATTTCTAAAGGTTCAGGTAAAATGGAAAATATACAATCCATAAATACAAACACCTTAACAAATAATTATTGTATTAAACAAAGTAAAAACAAAAATTCAATTTGTAATAAATGCTATTCAATGAAAATGTTAAATACAATGCGCAAAAATTGTATTCCTAATTTTCAACAAAATTCTGAATTATTGAGTAAATCTATTATTCACGTTGATTTATTGCCTAACGTATTAAATGCATTTTTCAGGTTTTCATCTCATGGCGAATTAATTAACAATAATCATTTAATTAATTTAATTAATATATGTTTAAAAAATAAACATTGTATTTTTACATTATGGACAAAACGAACCGATATTATTAACAAAGTATTTAAAGAAAACATTAAACCTAAAAATCTTATTTTAATATTTTCTAATAGCAAATTAAACAATCCAATTAAATCACCTCCAAAATACTTTGATAAAACCTTTAACAATGTTTCAAAAGATTTTGACAAAACAAAAATTAATTGTTTTGGAAAATGTCAGGATTGTTTAGTTTGTTATAAACATAATAATATAAATCAAATAGTGGAGTTTATAAAATAATGAGTAAAAAATTAATGTATATAAATGAAGATAAACAATTATTAAATCCAAATAATTTTAAAAGATTTAATAAAAATAAAAATTTATCTAAATCACAATTAAAACTTTTGAGATTAAAAAGAATATTTATAAAGGAGTAACTAACCATGAACAAAAAAGAACTTTTAGAATCTTTAAATAAAGCTTTATTTGAAATTGAACTAATAAGAGATTGTCAAAACAATTTAATAACAAAAAATTATTGGGATGAAATTTTAGGTATTCAAGATGAACTTGAGTATATAAGAGACCATACTCAGTGTTTATTAAAACAAAATATTAAGGATTATTTAGATGAATGAAAATGAATTAAAGCTTTTATTAAAAATTAATGTAAAGCCTACAATTGTTACAAAGTTGTTAACTGAAAAATACGGATATACATTAGCGCAACTACAACTCATGAGAAATAAAAAACATAGTTTAAATGGCACTGATGAGAAATAACAATTTCGAAAAGGGGAGCTTGTTAAGGTCTCTCCTTCTGTCATTAACTAAAAAAAGGGGTAACATATGACTAAACACTATAAAATATATAAAAGAACTGTCCACGAGGATAGA